AAGTGCGTGCGTGACCAACTTGGTCGTAGGCTGTCTGATTTGACGGCCCACGAGTTTAACAACATCAAGGGGCGGTTCGCATTTAAGGTGCGAGACGGCGAAGCGCAGGTGTGCCCGAAGTGTGGTGGTCGCGAGTTGCGCAAGCTTTTCGGGCTGCTTGACACCTATGTGGTCGGGTATGGGTTCGCCGACAAGGCTGGCGCTCGTCGAGATATGGATCTACACGCCATGGCCACCGGTGCCGATCCATATAAGTCACATCGCAAAGATGGCGAAGCGCAGGACGTCATGCTTCGGTTGCAGCGCGAGCGCGAGGGGATAAATCCTAAGGTTATTAGGTTGGGTGTATAGTGAGCCAGTCGCGGCTGCACGTTTGCACGCTGTTCGACAAGACCAACCGTCCGCTTCTTTCGCTTTTGCGCTGGTCGGATGGTACCGTTAGGCTGTACAAATTGTATCATCCCGGCACTGGGAAGTCGATCTATGGTGTTGAACAAGACATCAAGCGACTTGTTGATGAGGTTAGGTCAGCCAAGTTGGTCGTCATGAACGACGTCATAGGCCACTACCTCGCCTTCGATCTGCCGTCTGACCTGCCAGTTGTTGAGGTTGATGTCGAGCTGAAGCCCGCTGCCACTGTTACTGGTTCGGCTGAAGTGTTGGTTGCGGCTATGAAGCGGATGCTCGGTGAGCCACTTGCAAGGTGGCGGGCTCTGATGGGAGGCGCGTCCAAGGTTTTTGCGGCGCTTCAGAAGCGTGGTTTCATATGCGGATGCGAGCACATCTATCCGCAATGGGGCTACAGTTGGTCGGGCCGAAGTAAATTGATGGGTGTTGATACCAAGACGCTTGTGGATGGGGATGTTTCCAACCCAAATGGTGACAGCATCTTCATCAATTTAGACTGGGTGAGCGCCGATGTCAGGGTGCTTGCCATCATGAGCGGCGACAAGCGTCTGGAAGAGGCGTTTGCGGGCGACAGCGACCCGTACGAGGTCATACTCAAAGAAATAAATGATGGTGTGAGTGCTGATGAGGCGCTGTCCAGAAGCGAAGCCAAGGTCGCCATGCTGTCGGCTGTTTACTCATTTGATGTAAGCAGTCCGGTCTTCAAAGTGTATTCGCGGCTTGGAGAGTGGCTGGCTCAAATGAGGGAGCGTCTTGCCGAGCACGGTTGTCTGAAGACCATCCTTGGACGTGAATTTGTCGTTGGTGGTGAGCGCACTGAGCGATCCGTTGTGAATGCGGTGGTCCAGGGGTCGGTTGCCCATGCGATGCACGCTGTGTTGTGCAGGGCGTGGGCAAAGTTGCGTGACTCCATTTTGTTGGACAATCATGACTCGTTGGTCTTGACCGCCTCGACCCCGGCGGATGTCGGTCGCAAGCTAGATGCGGCCATACCAATAATGACCCGCCCCTTTGCTGGTATTTTAGACGCTAACCCGAACTTCCCAGTCCGCATCAGTGTCGGCAAGGCATATCGGCGGTGGAAGTTCCTGAAGAGGGTCAACGGTATTTGACACCGCCTACTAATGACGATTGTCATGCCAGCTAAGCGCCAGGACTACAGGCGGCCGAAGTGGTTTGAGCAGTATGTTCCCGAGGAGGTCGCCAATAGTAGTCTGTTTAAGTTTACGATCGTGTTGCGCGATCGTAAGATCCAGGTGGACATGGTGGCCAACCTGGATATCGATTACGGCAACGTTCAGCAACAGCTTGAGGATGCGCCAGCCGAATTCGCATACTGGGGAGCCATCTACTCGGAGCTGAAGCTCCAAGTCAGCCTCTTGGAGCGCCATATAAGGTCGGTTCGCGGAAAGATTGCTGAACGTATCGTAAAGGAGGCCATGGCGGCTGGGATGCGCGTGACCGACAAGCAGGTCCAGGCCATCGTCGATGCTGACGATACCATTCGTAAGTTGGAAACGCAATATGCGATTTTGCAGAAGCACACCGGCAAGGCGTATTTCATGGTTGAGGCCTTGCGGATGAAGAACGATAACCTCAGGTCGCTTGCTGGGTTTGTGAGACAGGAAATGCAGCAGCAACAGGACGTGTAAGGAGATCATTAATGGGAAAGTATGATGTTGATCAGATCAGGCGCAAAATGAAGGCAAAGAAGGGATTCGTGCGCGATCCCAACGAGTTTCGCCCGCCCCGCGCCCAGGACGGACAGGAGCTGAAGTACAGATTCTTCATCTTGCCTCCGCTTGAAGAGGGCGATAAGTGCGCTGACGGCGTTGCCAGCCGATCCATGGAAGGGCTATTCTATGTCGAGAACGGCTCGCATTGGATTAACAACAGGCCCTATCCGTGTCCGCGCATCCACGACGGCGAAGAGTGCCCGCTCTGTGAATTCGGCTTCAACCTGATGAGTGAGACCAGTGATCGGGCCAAGCGGTCTCAGATCGCTCGCGCGTGGTTGGCCAGGGCGTTCTATGCGGTGAACATCTATTTCCCGCCCGACGAGGTTAATCCGGAGGATGTCGCTGGGCGCGTTATGTGGTACAATGCTCCCAAACAGGTGTTCGACATTTGGGAGCAGTGCATCTATACTGATGATCCTGGAGATCCTCACGATCCGCAGCCGTATGGCGTCTTCTACGACGAAGAAAATGCGTATCTGTTCCAGCTCGTGGTCCGTAAGCGGGGCGAGTGGAATGATTATATGGCCTCGAAGTTCTGGGTGTCGTGCAAGCGGCCGATAGTGACGCTCTCTAATGGCAAGCCAGATCGTGTCGCAATCGATAAGATTCTGGCGAGTCGGTTCGATCTGTTTACCAAATTTGCCCCGCGAGACGTCGATGGGCTACGCAAGCTGTGCGACCAAATTGTTAGTGGTGGCGATAGTGGCTTCGATGAGGACGATGTTGTGTCGGTTGCCACTGTTGCGCACGAGAGCAAGCCCAAGGCGCGGCCAGTTGAAACGGATGCCAGTGAACCGGAGCCAGAGCCGGAGCCCGAAGTCGAGGCTGCGCCGGAGCCCGAACCGGAGTCCGAACCACAAGCCGAACCTGAACCACGACCCGAGCCTGCTGAATCTGACAACGTTGATGATGGTGTCGATGCTGATGAAATTCAGGACCTGCTGAGACAGCTCGAGGAAAATGCCGACTGAGACGGAGCGGCGGCCACAACTCAACATTGATGGAAACAATGTTGCGTACAGAGCGCTATTGGGGAGTGGTGGTTACGGTCGGCGTCGTTCTAGTGGCTTGACGGGAACCGCTGCTCAGGTACACTCTAGGTCGCGCTCCGCCCAGCAACCTGAAATAGTGCTGCTGCTCATGTTGTCTAAGTGGCTGAGGCGGTTCAATCCCGCCTCAGCCAATGTGTTTTGGGACTGCCATGGTGCTCCGTGGCGGCGCAAGATAGCTCCACAATATAAGGGCACCAGATACAGTTTGCCCCACCACAGTGCGGCGGTTCAGCAGCGTCTCAGTCAGCTCATCGACAATACTAAGGCCATACTTCAGTTTCTGGGTGTTCGCCAGTATGAGCGTGGGGGACAGGAGGCGGACGATCTGATCTATGCGGCCTGTCGTGCTATGGCTGGCGGCGATGTGGTAGTGGTGTCGTCTGATAGTGATCTGCAGCAGTTGGCGTGGTTGTTGCCGTCGGTTAAGATCTATTGTCCGGGTAAGGATAAGGTACTTGATAGGCCCAAGATCGATCCGGTGGTTCAGAAGGCGCTATGCGGCGATTCGACAGATAACATAGAGGGGTTTAGGGGAATCGGTCAAGTCAAAAGCGCGGTTCTTATGGAGCGTGCTGATCGCCTGTACGAATTTATTGAAGCTGTTGATAGCGCGAAATTCAAGCGTAACCTCGCGCTGATCGATCTGACCGCCAATCCGTCTTATATCAACAACTATCTGTACGTGTTGGGGGTCATGGCTCAGCCGGTTCAACTGGACAAGAAGCGCGCCATAGATGTTGCGATTGAGCGCAAGATTGTGGGGTTTATGAGTGTGCTTCCAAAGTTGGAGTGGTTACTCAAGAGGATTTCTTAGGGAGACGAAGAGATGGACCCGACGAAAGGAGATGCACCGACTCCGGAAGAAGCAGAGAAGATGATTGATAACCTGGTAAATGTGTATGGTTGGTGGTGGGTCGTCAATGCGGTTTCTCTGGCTCTGCATCGACAAGCTGAAGCACTTGAGACGGAAGCAAAGGCGAAGAAAGATCTTTTTCGAGACATTCAGGGCTTTCTTAGTCCTAGGGGGTCATAATATGGGACGAGAGCAAAGAGCTCCCGAGTCGACTTCCACGAAGTCGGGAGCAGACCTTCTTCGCGAGATACAAGAAATCCTTAGGCAACATGATAGGGGACTAGAGCGGATTAAGCCAACCTATGGGCAATGGGTTGTCGAAGGCCACGATTGTCTATGGTCGTGAATACGAAAAGAGCTGAGCCGTGAGCAGGACCGCGTTCCTTTGCTTCGAACGTGAGTTGTCGCAGAAGGCGTTCGACGACCTGGTCGAGGCGATGGTATCGCAGAACGATGCTCGCTTTCACCTGTGGGGCAACCCCATTCGCCTTGGGCCACGGAAAGTCCATATCTATGGTGCTGATACGGCGGCGTGGACGCCGGTGTCGATTGAGATGCGGGCGGACCGGGCGGTCTTGCTGGTGGATGGCAAAAACCGCCCCGAGACCGAGCAGGAAATCATTGACCGCTTTGCTTCGGACCTTCGCCGCTACTTGCGGCAGGAGATATCGGTGAAGGTCTGTGGATGAATGGTGAATCACTGATCAGGTG